CTCATGGATAAGGGTCAAATCAAGTACTAAATGCTTTGGTAATCGCCGATAACTACTTTACATAATGTAGATTGGCAGTGATTATCAAATCGTATCAGTATTTGAGATAGACCCCTTGCCTGAGTGTCATGCAGATCCCTACGATCTCCATCTAGAAAAGCATAAGTGCTAGCACTGACAAAGCGCAAGCACGGACACGCCGGGTATTAGCCTTTAGGGGTAGTTATGAATAGCAGTGGCCGTATTAGAGCTACCTCTGAAGTTAATTTTAAGTCCAAGATTGTCGCTTACGTCTTTGGAGAATCGGACGCGGTAGTAAATCCGGGCGATCTTCTCTTAGTAATGAGCCAAAGCGAGCCGGGCGATAGGTTGCAGGCAAACGTTAAGAAGTTCGAGATAACTGTAAATGGCGACCAGATCAGCGCGTTACTTGCGCAAGTTACTAGAGCGTACGATCTTTATATGCTAAATGAAGATTGGCTAAAGAGTTCAGCTTCTAGGGTAGCGATCCACCCAAGCGTCGTAGAGCTTGTAACTAGAGATCTAGTAGCGGCTGAGATAAGTAAAGAGAAGAGATCAGCGCCTAGTTTAAGAATAGAAGCCGATCGTAAAACATGGGCAGTACGTAAAGCCGAGCGTGAGTTATATTTTAAGAATAAGTAGTTAGATCTTAGGTTTATCTTTAGGTTTTAAGCCATTACCTGCTAATACACCGCCTAAAGAGCCTGTCAGGAATATAGCTAATGTTTTTAATAGATCTATAAAGGCCGCATCATTCGGGGCTTGTGCGCCTATTGGTTGAGTAACAAAGATCAACGCATAAACCACGCCTATACTTACCAAAAAAAAGGTAAGAGCTAAAGTGCCACCGATTATTAAAATTAATCGAGCGTGTATATCTTGTGGATCTAATCGATCCTTATGCTTTTTCTTTAACGGTATCTCCGAGAATATCCGCCGTGCATGTACCGGTAACTTTACACTGGGGCGGTGTACATTCTGGCTTTTCCCAGTTTGCGTACTCCTGACATTCATATCTAATCCACCCCTGATAACCACAGCTAGTAAGGGTTACCGACATAATCAATAACCCTACTAACCATTTCATTTATTACTTAGTACGGCCAAACTCAGGCGCAGAAGTATCTAACGCCTTTAGTACTGGACCTATAAATCCAGAGATAGCGGCATACGCCAGAGTTTTTACATCTGTAGTACCTGCCATATATAAAGCGCCAGCCGAAGCTAGCGAAGCCCTAAGCCATGATAAAAACATTTGTTTATATTGCATGTTTTAGTCCTAACTTGATTATTAACGCAGAGGATTTCTCAGGCGTTAAATCTATTTCGAAGTGCATCTCATCTTTTCTATTCTTGTAATCTCCACCCCAACGTAAGCCGTACTTCTTAGATAGTGCCTGTATTAAAACTGTTTGCATCGGCGTAAAAGTTCCAGCATGGCCTAAAGGGTGTTTAGTAGCATTTAGATCTATAGCTGTACCGGAAGAATGATTACTTAACTTATCTGTAGATCCTCTAACCTGTCTAAAACAGTAGCCCCAGTCATCTAACGCGCCACCTTCTATTGGCTCTATATGTTGGTTGAATTCAGCCGCAAACGTAACCAATAGGGGAGCCACGTGCTCGGCGCACCGTAATTTAATCTTTGTACCCGGTACTAGGTAGCTCTTAATCCCAATTTCTTCCGGATCTTTAGAAGCTACCCAGCCGTTACTGGATATTAAAGTCATGTTGCGAATTACTGCAATCCCATAGGCATTTAACGTTGAGTACAGCTTCTGCATGGCATTTAGGCGGTATAAAAGCGTCTAAATCCTCATCATAGGTATAACCGATACCAGCGTAGTTATAGCGCATGTTGCCGTTATATGAAGTACGTTTACAAGTTTGACCTCTAAAGTTTCCATACCAAGTTTCAGTATCTAAACCTTCTATAGTTTCCGTTTCATCAATACCTGTAATAACTTCGGTAACTATTCCACCTGTAATAAATGCGTAGTGTGCCATTATGCCCAGCTAACGTTGCCAGTACCGGCAGTTATTGTTGTAATTTTATATGATCCATTAGTAGCAGTTGATCCAGTTAAACCTGATCCGATGGTTATAGTTCCTTGTGATGTTAAGTATTTAAGAATTACTATTCCTGATCCACCAGCGCCACCGGCTCCACCTCTAGCACCACCGCCACCTGATCCAGTATTAATAGTGCCGGCGGTTGCATCACCGGGAAAACCTGCATAACCAGCTCCGCCTCCTCCAGATCCTCCAGATCCAGCAGAATGTCCTCCAGGACAAGCTCCACCGCCACCACCAGCATAAGTAACGGATGATCCTGAAATGCTTACTGCAACACCATTACCACCATTACCGCCATCATTATTATTACCTGCGTTACCTTCTGCTCCAACAGCGCCAGCTCCACCGCCACCACCGCCAGTTGCTACTGCGTTAATTCCATTTATTACGGATCCACCTGCATAACCTTGATTAGCGGTACCAGATGCACCAGTAGCTACTCCAGATGCCATTAATGAACATGCACCGCCGCCTGATCCACCTGTTCCCGGATTAGTGTCGTAATATCCACCAAATCCGCCGCCAGTGCTAGTGACGCTAGCTAGTACGGAATTAGTTCCCGATGTACCTAAAGCATTAGATGCACAAGTACCACCGGCTCCTACAGTTACGGTGTAGTTTGTTGATAGATTTAATGAGAGTGCAGTTTCTAAACTTCCACCACCGCCAGTAGCAGTTACTGTTGAACGCTAACCACCAGCACCACCACCGCCAGATGATCCACCACTACCAGCACCACCACCAGCTATTACTAAATAATCTACAGTTACTTTAGGTGGAGCATAAACGTCTAAAACTCCGGCAATTATATTTAACATATTATGAAATAGCTCCAACAATTACCCAAGTATCGGTACCAGTTTTAATACAAGCTGCCGATTTATACTGTGCCAGAGTCGGCGAAGCTGATACCGCACCAGCGCTTACTACCGTAGTAGTACCAGAAGTTACTGCGCTAATTGTGCAAGTGCCTGCACCAAGATTTAACACCGTAATAACTGTACCTGTTGGCATAGATACAGAAGCGTTAGTAGGGATCTTAAAAGCATTAGCAGACGCATTATTCATTGTTACTAATACTTGGTATTGATCTGCCGATACCGCCGTATAGCTTGTACCTGTTTGGGTGTTTGGTGTAAAAGCGGGTAGTCCATTCCACATTGTAGAACTTACTACCTGTCCAGTAGTGCCGGGCCATGTTGCCATTTGTTCTCCTTAGTAACTTAAAACGTTTTGATCTAAAACGCCATAATCGGTATTCAAAATAAATCCATCTATAACTGGCTCCAAAGTAGTAAACATAACTTTGAAGCTGTTAGGAGTAATTACGTTATTTACTCCGAAGATCTGTAACGTCTTTTCTAAAGTCGATCCGCCGGGTTGAGTAGTAATTACAGTTATAGGATCGAAGAAGTCCAGATCTAAAGCGGCGATAATGCCTGCGTTATAGTCTGGCGTATAAAGATCTAGCTCGATGGAGTCGCACCGAATAGAAGTTTCAGCTCTAGAAGCGACGTAGGCACGTGCGTAATCCAGTGCTACCGCGTCGGTTTGCATTAATAAACCATCTAAGTAATAAGAGTGTAAGAAGTATTTATCTATTGAAGGTTGATTAGTTGCCACCTGTGGAGTTAACCCAGTAGCTATAATAGTTGCCTTATTGAATACTAAAACATCGTTTAGGATCCACGATACGTTTTGATAATAAATACCAGAGCCAGTATCTGAGAATACGGTAGGGGTTGCCGCTATTGAACCAACGGTAACGCTACGATCTTGGAATACGAAGGAGCCTGTAGCATCAACATAGAAGGCACCGTATTCGCTATCGGTTACAGTTTGTAGAGCGGCTAAAGAAGTGCGAGCAGTGCCGGGATCATTTTGTAAAGTAGTTAATCCTGCGTCCACGTCGCGCATAGAGGCAGGCCAATTAATTTGGTCTAAGATTTGATTAATGCGAGTACCGGATAAATCTCCTGCGCTAGCACCTGTAACAGTTGAGATCTGCGCATTTTGAGCTAACCTCTGTGCATCTACAGCTTGGATAGTCGTATAGGTAACGCTATTAACATCTTCTTTAGGGTAAGTAGTTACATAGCTAGTAATAAAGCCAGAGAAAATAGGATAAGTAACGCCGTTATAGGTAGCAGTTATTTGCACCTTCTTCATAGGGGTTAATAATTCAAAGTAAGGGCTGGCTGGATTCTGCGGATTAAAATCACCATTTTGATCGATAATGCGCAGGCTTAGAGTGCCAGTTTGAAATTGATCTGCTAATGCGCTACGACCCCTAGAAGTTTTAATAGTATCAATTTGATCTGATACATCGACGATAACAGCTACGTTATCTGCCAATACGTTAGTACCTAAAATACCTATATCTAACTGCATAGCTTGTGCAGTGGCTGGTCCAATTGAAAAGTTAATAATCGCGTTTACGGTAGGTACGGCCATTAGAGAGCTCCTGCCGGTATCTGGCTATAGCCATTCTTCTGGCTAATTAGCATCGATTTGGCTATTAACTGTGCAAACTCATCGCCTTGACTTAAAGTATCTATAGTTACTTGTATTTCTTGTGGGGTAGCGCGTAATCCTGAAAGTGGATTAAATGCTCCTGCACTAGCAATATCAGCCGGAGTAACTCTTATGCCGGCTAGTGGATCATAGGCAGTAGTAGCCGGTGGATAATTAATAGCACTTCCACCACTACTAGAACCGCCACCGCCTGAAGCGCTAACTCCAGTTTTCATAAGATCCTGAGCAGTTACTTTAAGACCGCTTAGTGGATCCCAATCTTTTAACTTATCAAGTGATTTAGCCGCTTCATCTGTTGAAGTAGCCAAGTCCACTAAAGCCTGATCTGCGTTACGAGCGGCTAGATACTCCGAAGCCCTAGCGGCGTTACCGTCTAAAATTGCTAACTTCTCGGATAATCTCTGTTTAGTTTCGTCATCTGTAGCCGCGTTAAGTGCCGCCATTAATCCAATACGCTCTACGTCGTATTTATCTATAAGTCCTTGTAATGCGGCCTTAGCTTTAAGTGCGGCGTTTTCCTGAGCACGTAATTTAGCCGCATTTTTAATAGCTGTAGCTTCTTTAGCACGTGCTATATCTGTATCTGCTCCTGCGCCTAAGTCATAGGTAAAATTAGAAGTAGGGGTAGTCCTTTGTGTCTTACCTAAGTTCATTAAAGCGCCGATACCACTAGCACTAGCTAGCACACCTAAGATCGGATATAACTTATTAGCGCCTGTTTTTTCATCTAAACCTTTTAACTTACTTAATAAAACACCCATACCTAAAATTGCATCGGCTACGGCAGTACCAAACTTTTCCATATTGCTAGTTGCATTACTAATACTTTTATCATCGCCTAATATAGTTAAAGCATCTAAAATCCCTTTGCCTATAGTTTCTGATACGTTTTGAGAAGCTACTTTTAACTGGTCCATCTTGCCGGCATAAGTTTCTAATCTTGCCAAAGCCTGACCTGAAAACTTACTACTTAATTCATCTAAGATTTTATTCATATCACCACTAGCTAAAGTGGCCTTACTTAATCCTGCACCTAATCTTGTAAGAGCTGTAGTCTGACCCGAGAATCCTTTAGCCATAGCGGCGCTTACTTCCGTAACGCTTTTACCAGTTGCCGCAGATACGTCTAAGGCAACGGCTAACGCTCTTTGGCTTTGGGTTAATGATCCACTAGCTGTAAGAAGTGTCTGTAATGCTGGTCGTAATTGATCGTCTAATACGCCTGTAGCCTTCTGTAGGTTTGCTATGTATAGCTCTACACCCGGAGCAGAGAAGGCGTAACCGGTATTCTTTAATTGAACCTCTAAAGATTTAGCGGCCTTCTCATCTGCCATAAAGGCTTTAACTGCATTTTTACCGTAATTAATTAAAGCGGCCGCGCCTAATGTAACGCCTAAAGTTCTACCTAAACTTCGAATACTCTTTTCAAAACTAGATATCTCTTTCATTCCCTTTTTAAGGGCTTTACCATTCCAAGTTGCCGTAGCGGCTACGAATATATTGGCCATTACGCAACCTTCTTAACTTTAATTGCCGTCATGCGGTTAAAGTCTGTAGCAGAAGCGTTAATAGCCGCCACTATTGCCTCGTAAACCTTGCCGCTATCTTGTGCCCAAGCCTTGTAAATTAATCGGCCTTTAGTTTTACGGCCACCGCTTCGCACATCTTTAATCTTTGGCTGAGAAGTAACAGGCTCTAGAGCTGTAATAAACTGCTCGCTAGCGAAAGGGTTATTAGATTTATATTCTTCAAAGGCTCTGCTCTTAGGTGATCGCTTAGAATATGTACCACTAGCGCCTTTAGAAGTAACCATCTGAAAAGGTGCTCTACCTTTAGGATTTAATCGTCCGGCTGTTTCATAGATAGATCCTGCACGGCTAACGTTATATACGTAGTTACTTACCTTAAATCCATTTTTAGTAGTTTTATTTTCACCAGGATTATATCCAATACCTGCTCTAACTACTGAGGCATCATATTTGGGAAAAGGTCTGTAGTTAATATCTTCCGACGATAGGGGCTTAACCCACCCTGATAATACGGAGCCGTTATTAGCGACCATGCTTTTAGCTTTAATTGCTACACCACGCATTAATGGATCAATAACTACGCGGATCTTATGGCGCATATTTTCATCAATAAAACTAAGACCATTAAGAACGTCTTTAACGCCTACCACGTGTAGCGGCTCTGGCATTTTTTAACTCCTTAACTCTATCTTGAAGGACTTGTACGATTGCTCGTAGCATGTCTTGATCCATATCTATAAACTCTTTAGGCGCGATCCCGGTTTCCACCGAAAGGCTTGCGATCGTATAAAGAAAACTATCGCGCCCTATTAGTTTTTTGCTTCGTCCAATACCTCTACGGTTTCTAAGGTGTCTATAAACTCGACACCAAAGATAGGTACAGTTACGTTAGCCCTGCGTAAACATTCCCAAGCTAGCCAGAAAATATCGCTTTGCTTTTCATCTTCACGCAGAGCTTTACTAATACCCATTCCTCTTTTAATTTCGAAAGCGTATTCAACACCCGGCGTAATCTTGTGCTCGCTTACTTCGCCGTTAGCCCTTGTTATCTTTAGCTTTGCCATTACTGCTCCTTAGAAGGTTCCTGTAGTGGTTTGTACTACTGTGGAATTACAAGTAAAGGAGATAGAAGCATTATTAATAGATGCTACATCGCCGTTAATTGGTGTTAGGTTATTAA